CACAACACAAAGTGCACCAATTTTTTTACAGAAGCTGAAGACGGCTTAAGCAAGAGTTGGTCAGGCTTCACTCTTTTTGTTAATCCACCATATGGCCGCGGCATTGATCAGTGGATTAAAAAGGGCTATGAAGAATCCTTAAAAGAGGGAACTCGGGTTGTGATGTTAATCCCAGCTAGAACAGATACTAAATACTGGCATAAATATATTATGAAAGCTGCCGAGATTCATTTGGTCCGAGGCCGCCTCAAGTTTGGAGATAGCACCAATTCCGCGCCGTTCCCATCTGCAGTGGTGGTGTTCGATAATTCGCCGCAAGAAACCCGGGAACCTCGGCCGAAAATTTTTTCCATGGAGAAGGCGTGAACCGTAAACAGCGTAGGCAGATGGCCACGAAACAGCGTGCTAAGGGCAACGAGGACTTGGCCGATAAGATTATGCTATTCGACAAATTGCCAGATCAATGTTATATGTGTGAATCGGCATTTGATAAAGCAGACAAACAGATGGTAAGCGCTTGGAATGTGGTGGTAAAAGAGGCCCAACAGAAGGTTAGTCTATACTGTCCGACCTGTTGGACAATGGCTCAAGAAATGGTCTCGAAGGTTTTGGAAAGCATTGAAGAGGTACAAAAGATGGAGAAAAAAATTAAATGAAAGAAAGCTTAAGCTATGACGATGTACTCCTTGCTCCACAATATTCAGATATTGTCAGTCGAAGTGAGATTATAATTGGTAACAAAATAGGAGATATTTGGCTAGAAGTCCCGGTGATCGCTAGCCCCATGGACACGGTGAGCGGCGCCGCAATGGCAGAGGCAATTCATAATTGCGGCGCCATGGCGATCCTCCACCGATATAACACCCCGGCCGACCAGGCGAACTTAGTCTTAAAAGCAAAAGAAAATTCTCCCAACCTTAATGTTGGGGTTGCCGTCGGAGTATCCGAAGATTATTTAATGAGAGTTAGATTAGCCAAGCAGTTAGGTGCAAATTCCGTATGTATCGATGTCGCCCATGGCCACCACATTTTAATGGAGCGCGCCCTTAAGACTATTAAGGATGAATATGGCGACGAACTTAAAATTATTGCGGGTAACATCGCAACCGTCGAAGGGTTTAATGCCCTGTCCGACTGGGGCGCAGACGCGATCCGGGTCGGTATCGGAGGCGGATCTATATGCTCTACTAGGTTGCAAACAGGCCATGGAATTCCTACACTACAATCTGTTATAGACTGCGCGCAAAGTGATCGTAACGCTCAAATTATCGCCGATGGCGGAATAAAAAATAGCGGCGACATTGTTAAAGCCCTGGCTGCCGGAGCAGATTTTGTGATGATCGGATCGATGCTAGCTGGCACAATCGAAGCACCCGGTAGCATAATATATGGCAAAGATGGGAATAACTACAAAACCTACCGAGGAATGGCTAGCCAAGAGGCCCAGGTGGACTGGAGAGGCAAGACCGCGTCGGTTGAGGGGATATCTACGGTGGTCCCCTCCAAAGGCCCCCTACTGGACACTATGGCCAGAATAACACTGGGCATCCGCTCTGGGTTTTCTTATACCGGCGCGAGAACGATAGGTGAGCTACATGCCAAAGCCAAGTTCATTAGACAAACAACCGCAGGCCGCAGCGAGAGCGAGACACATATATTAAGCAGGCGCGGTTCTTAATGCAAGAACCAAAGGAAAGGGTCATCTTTGAAGTAGCGGAGAAAGCTAAAGCCGATCTTAAAATTGCGCTTCACCGAGATAACCTCACTCAAACTATGTTTTTTAATGCCGTCGTTGCAGCGTATAATGAACGCGATGAGAACTTCATGGTGTGGTTCAACCCAACCAGAGGAAAAATTACCAAAAATAAAAGTAGGCAGAAGATGTTAAGCAGAGAAGAATCCGTAGCAGCAGAAAACATGAAAAAATTCGGGTTTAATAAAGACGAACTCGAAGATATTTTTGATATCATAGCAGAAGAAAGAGAGGAACAAGTATGATAAAGCAATGTGCGCAACTATGTAAAGATAAGAAAGTTTCTTGTCCGAACACCGATTGCAAAATGTGGATCGATTTCGAAGAAGATTTGAATTGTGCCAATATCTCAGTCGTCAAACACGGGAGCATGACACTACGCCAGGTAGCCGAACGCGAACACTTGTCCTTTGTTCGAATTCAACAAATAGAAAAGCGGGTACTAAAAAAATTAAAGGCCAGATTAATAAATAAATAAATATGTGCATTTAACGATTCAATGAACTATTTATTTCTGAAAACATTGCTTTCAAAATAGGAGATTTTTACCACATGAGCAAGAAAACAATCTTAAACGAGACCCAAATCCGCCGATTCATGAAATTGGCTGATATGACGCCGCTATCCGAACCATTCGTTCGAGGATCCGCATATACACTTTCTGAGCAGATGCCACCAGATCTGGAGCCTGCAGAGGAAGACGATCCGATGGCAGCAATGCCTGGAGAAGTAGAAGAGCCTATGGATCTGGGCGCCCCAGAAGAAGGCCCCGGAGCAGGAGGCGTTGATATCGAAAGTCTCGTCTCTGCAATTGCAGATGCTATTGAACAAGAGACTGGTGTTGAAGTATCCGTTGAAGGTGATGGCGGCGGCGAAGAGGCCGTCGATGACCTGGCTGGTATGGACGATATGGCCGGCCCAGAAGAAATGGGCGACATGGGCGATATGGGTAACGCAGGCGAGATGGGAGATGAATCCATGATGGAACAAAAGCTCCGGAGTTATATTAGAAAGCAAGTGGCCGGCATGTTGATGGAAAAACAAGACGAAGATGAAGAGGACGAAGATGTCCAAGAAGAGGGTCACAAGCATATGGACGGCGGGCAAGACATGCTCACCAAGGGCACCAATTCTAACCGCGATTTCGAAAAGGACGATAACCGTCAGTCTAGCGCCGGTGAGAAACACACTGGAGGCGGCAAAGCCAAGACCTCTAAGACTCACATGGGCGGAAATTCAGCCGCACTACCTCTAGAAGAGGCTGCACTCGAAAGATTAACAAGCAGAGTTGCTGCAAGATTGCTTGACAAACGCCGCTAATAGTGTTATAATATAGGTAAGGAACAAAGGCTGCATTCCACGCAGCCTTCCTTTTGTCTGAGGTGCTAGTGGAAAACACATTATGGTTTATATCCGGGTATCTCGTTTGTCGCCTAATCACCGGCCTTTTAAATTTAGTTCAAGGCTTCCGCGCGCTAAAACAAGCAGAATTTGATTGCTTGCGGATCCTCGGCAGTACAGCCGAGTCGATGGCCTTTTTACAGCAGACAAGAAAGCAAATCATCGATGATCCCGCAATGTCGAGTGAAATCAAGAATCAGTTCAAAATACAGACGAACATGGAAGAATTTGTATTCGATACCTGGAAAAAGACTTCGATTGAAAGTTTGATCCTCATGTATCCTACAGCGTATAGGAGGTCCCTTAAATTTAGCGATTGGCCCTCCGCCATGACGCACTTAACCGAGTTGTATAAAAACCCCAGTAAGAGGACTTAACAATTGCTACAAAAACATATAATATTAAATGGGAGATTTGATGAAATTATCTGAGAAACAAACAGTAGACGAAGAAGTAGAACAAGACTTGCTATCCGCCGGCACAACCATAATACAAGTAGAACAAGAATTAAGGACAGTGGGCCTTTTTGGTGATGTCGAAGAAGAGAAGATGGCTGAAATCATCGGCGGTTTTCTTTTATTAAGGGAAAGCGGTCTCACGATTGACAGTGAGGCTCCAAATAACAGTCCCATAGAATTTATTATTTCGACTTCAGGAGGCTCGGCACACGACATGTTCGCAATTTATGACGCCATGAGAATCGTTAGACAAAAATGTCCAGTTCACACCGTAGCGCTTGGGAAAGTAATGTCTGCCGGCGTCCTACTACTTGCCGGCGGGACCAAAGGCCACCGCAAGATTGGTAAGAACTGCAGAGTAATGGTCCACGGAGTCACCGGCGGCCATATTGGCTCGATTCATAACTTGGAAAATGAAATGGATGAGGTCCGGTGGTTACAAGACCGGTATATAACCGCGTTAGTGGAAGAAACCGATATGACCAAGAGCTTTTTGAAGAAATTAATTGAAAGAAAAGTAAATGTATATTTAACTGCCGAAGAGGCGGTAGAATATGGCATGGCAGACGAGGTAATTTAGTGGACAAAGCATTTTATAATCAAGCATCCGCAGCTAAACTAGGATGGGATCCTTCTTGGTTCAGCGAAAAACATAATGATGAGAACTTGGTCAAAGCAGTAAAACTATGGCAGAAGGATAACGGAATCACCGCAGATGGTCTAGTTGGCCCCATGACATACCGCCGAGCCTGGACCGAGCGGGAAGCAGGGATATCAAATTATAAACCTTCCTCGTCCATATATGATCTTACCAATGACCGTTGTGACGATCAAAAACATATCGTGCACAACGGCCAGTTTCTTAAAATCGATTGGCCAAAGGTTGTGCTCTGGGATGAGCCGAACGGCCTTAAAATTAAAAGTGGGAATTACTATGATTATTCCGGCGAAGAAGACAGAAAGCCGACAATGTTCGTCAACCACTGGGATGTGTGTTTATCATCAGAGTCCTGTGTCAAAGTGCTTAACCGCCGCGGCATCTCGGTGCATTTTTGTATCGACAACGACGGCACAATCTACCAGATTCTGGACACGCAGCACGGCGCCTGGCACGCTGGAGATCTGCGCGGGAACAAACAGGGTGTCGGGGTTGAAATAAGCAACGCATATTCTACGAAATATCAAGATTGGTATGTCCGCCACGGCTTTGGCGAGCGTCCGATACAAGAACATGGTTGGGTCCATGGCCAGACGCTAGATCCGTTTCTTGATTTCTACCCAGTACAAATTAAAGCTTTGCAAGCCCTATGGTCTGCCATCCACAACGGCCTGGACATTCCTTTAGAATATCCCAAAAACTCAGAAGGGCATGTTGAAACAGGGGTACACAAGAGTTGTCCTTCTGGCAAGTTTAAAGGATTCTGTAATCACTACAATTTTACCAGAAAGAAGATCGATTGCGCCGGCCTAGACCTGCCGACTCTTTTAGAAGAACTTAAGGATTAAGGAACTAATTATTAGTAATATGGATAACGAATTACAACATTTATTGAGCGAATATTTTGAGCCGACTGCTGAGAAACTTGATATAAACGAGATGTTTCGCCTGGTTGAACAAGTG